GTATGAAGATCTTGATAATTTCATAGCCGAAGCAGAATACGATGTTCGTTGTTTGGGATATGACCCGTATAATGCCAGAGACTTCGTGGAGAGGTGGGAACGGGAGAATGGGCCGTTTGGAATTGAAAAAGTCATCCAGGGAGCTAAGACAGAATCAGTCCCGCTTGGTGAGCTGAAGAAACTGTCTGAGGAAAGAATGCTTATTTTTGACGAGGCTCTTATGTCATTTACCATGGGTAACTGCATCGCAATAGAAGACACAAATGGAAACCGTAAATTGTTGAAACGACGACATGAAGCGAAGATCGATGCTGTCGCGGCTATGATGGATGCTTTTGTCGCCTTCAAATTAAACAGAGAAGCTTTTGAATAAGGAGATTGACATGGAATTGAAAGACACAATCGAACTCATGACCAGTTCTGATTATAAAGAACGATTTAAAGCCGAGTATCTTCAGGTGAAGATCCGGTATGACAAATTACATAAGATGCTTGTTAAGTGGGATGCAGGAACTCTTAACTTCACACCGACATGTGCCAAAGCGCTTTTGCTGGAGCAGAAACGGTATATGGGAGAATATATCCGTTGTTTGCAGGTAAGAGCCGAAGTAGAAGGCATTGAACTTGAGTAATATGGAGGCGAAATATGAACAACGACGAATTAATGCAGTTGCTACGGCTGGTGCTATCGGTAGAAATTATCTTATAGACCATGCGATAGATTCGTTTTCTTAATTACAAGGAGATTTTATGTCATTAAATTTAAGAACTAGGCTTGCTCATGCCTGGAACGCATTCACCAGTCGTGACCCAACCCAGTATATAATCACTGGTCCGGGATATTCCTCACGTCCTGATAGGCCACGGCTTAGTAGAGGAAATGAGAAATCAATAGCAACGTCCATATTTAACAGGATTGCTCTTGATGTATCGTCAGTTAATATCAAACACTGTCGATTGGATAAGAACGGACGCTATGTAGAAGATATTGATTCCGGTTTGAATAATTGCCTTAATTTAGAGGCAAACAAAGATCAGACAGGCCGGGCTTTCATTCAGGATGTAGTATTATCGATGCTCGATGAGGGTTGCGTAGCATTGGTTCCAGTCGAAACCACCATCGACCCGAAAAGTTCAAATTCGTACCAGATTGATTCCATGCGAACCGGAAAGATTACGGAATGGTATCCAGATATGGTAAGGGTTCGTTTGTACAATGACCGAACTGGCGAAAAAGAAGAGATTTTACTCCCTAAAAACCAGGTGGCCATTATCGAAAATCCGCTATATGCAGTGGTCAACGAATACAACTCGACCATGCAGCGTCTTATAAGAAAACTCAGTTTATTGGATGTGACAGATGAACAAACGGCATCCGGAAAACTGGATTTGATTATACAGCTTCCGTATGTAATAAAGACGGAGACCCGACGTGAGCAGGCTGAGCGAAGGCGAAAAGATATTATTGATCAGTTGGCTGGTTCTCAGTATGGCATTGCATATACGGATGGAACAGAGAAAATCACCCAGTTGAACCGTTCATTGGAAAACAATCTGCTCAAACAGGTTGAATACCTTACCAACATGGTTTATAGCCAGCTTGGCATTACCCAGTCAGTGCTCGATGGTACGGCTGATGAAAAAACAATGCTGAATTATATGAATCGCACAGTCGAGCCAATAATTTCGGCCATTGTTGATGAATTAAAACGAAAATTTCTCACAAAGACCGCTCGGTCGCAGTTACAGTCTATTGTCTATTTCAGAGATCCATTCCGACTGGTTCCAGTCAATGATATCGCAGAAATCGCTGATAAGTTTACACGTAACGAAATCATGACCTCCAATGAGATCCGTCAGATTGTTGGTATGCAACCATCTAAAGATCCGAAGGCAGATAAGTTAGTCAACAGCAACATCAGTCAAGCTAAGCAGGACATGTCTCAGACTTCTAGCGCTACCGAAGCATATGAAGAAGGAGGATACAATCAAAATGGTTAAATGCGATTTCAGTGGTTATGCCACTAGGAACGATCTGCTCTGTGGCGATGGGCGAACGATTCGAAAAGATGCGTTTAAAGAGAACGACGGCTGCGAAGTCCCGCTTGTCTGGAATCATGAACACAATGATCCAAATGCGGTACTTGGACATGCTGTTCTTGAAAATCGTGAAGATGGCGTATATGCCTACGGAGTGTTCAACGATACCGAACAGGGGCAGACCGCGAAGAAACTTGTCCAGAATGGCGATGTACGATCGCTGTCTATTTGGGCAAATCAGTTAAAACATATCGGTAAAGATGTAATCCACGGAAACATCAGGGAACTCAGTCTTGTACTGGCTGGAGCTAATCCTGGTGCTTACGTGGATTTTATTATGGCGCACAGCGCAGACGGCGAGGAAGAGCTTGAAGCATCCTGGGATGAAAACATTATGCTCTATCATTCCGCTGATGCTGAAAACAACCAGAAAGGAGATTCAAAAGTGGCAGAAGAAAAGAAAAATGAGGGAGCGAAAACTGGAGAAAAAACAATTAAGGAGATTCTTAACACCCTTAATGACGAGCAGAAAGATGCGGTAGCAGCTGTTGTAGGCATGGCTCTCGAAGAAAACGGAGTAGACGACTCTGATGACGATGATGAAGAAGAAGGAGGAGGAAAAGTAGTGAAACATAATGTATTTGACAATAAAGATACAGACCAGGGCACTGTACTGAGTCATTCCGATGAGCAGAGAATCATCTCTATGGCTAAGCAGGTCAATGTCGGAACATTGAAACAGGCAATGGAGATTTTCGCAGAGGAAAACTCTGACACACTTGCTCATGGTGTATTCGATGATAAAGTGGAAGCTCTGTTCCCGGAATACGAACTGCTGAAGAAAGGTGAGCCGGATACGCTCGAAAGAGATCAGACATGGATTGATTCTGTAATGTCTAAAATCCATAAATCTCCGTACAGCAGAATCCGTACTCGCCAGGCTGATGCTCGTATTGCAGATCTGAAAGCTAAAGGATACCAGAAGAAAGGTAATTACAAAGAGGACATGGCTAAGATCAAACTTCTCAGCCGTACCACTGATCCTCAGACAGTGTATATCAAAGATCAGATGCACCGAGACGATGTAGTGGATATTACAGATTTCGATGTAGTTGCTTATCAGTGGAAGATGATGAGACATGTTCTGAACGAGGAGCTCGCTATGGCAGCACTTGTCGGTGACGGACGTGAAGATGGTGATCCAGACAAAATCCATGAAGATCATATTCGTTCCATCTGGCATGACGATGAGCTGTACTGCATCCATCAGGACGTTGACTTCGAAGCAGCCAAAACCAAACTGCAGGGTACCAACACTGGAGCAAACTTCAGCGAGAACTACATCAAGGCAGAGGCTATGATCGAAGCTGCACTGTATTCCAGAGAAAAATTCAAAGGCACAGGTACACCGGATCTGTACTGTACACCGCACCTGCTGAACGTAATGCTTCTGGCAAGAGATCTTAATGGCCGCCGTATTTACGATTCCAAAGCAGATCTTGCTGCAGCGCTCAATGTAGCATCCATCCAGACTGTTGAACAGTTTGAGGGTCTGGAGAGAACATCCAACGGTGGTAAGAAGAAACTGCTTGGTCTGTTTGTAAACCTGGCAGACTATCAGTTCGGTTCCACCAGAGGTGGTGAAGTTACCAAGTTCGAAGATTTCGACATGGACTTCAACCGCTACAAATACATGCTGGAGACAAGACTCTCCGGTGCGCTTACTCAGGTATATTCCGCTATCGCTCTTGAGGAGCCGGTAGCCTAAATCGCATAAGGAGGATAAGTCATGATCGAAAAAATTCGTCCAGTCGCTGATGACGTGAATGTCGCAGTGAGAAAAGTTTACGGAAAAGCAAACGATGCATATGCATATTACGATTCTGCTTGTAAGAACAAAGTGACTTGCGCTGAGCTGCAGGATGCGTATATCAAAGGACTTATGATCGATGTTGCCGGTACATTATATAAACCGGTCAGCTGTGCTGTTGCCGGAAATGTGGCGACTGTCACATATGTGACGACAGATTCTGCTACAGCCACAACAGCCAAACTTGCGACAGTTAAGTCTGACAAATGATCAAGGAGTGAATCGATATGAGTAAATGGTTCGGCAAGATAGGATTCACTCTTCCGGTAAGGGAAATTGAGCCTGGGGTATGGGATAACCCTGTTGAAGAGCATGAGTATTATGGCGACATGACGAGCAATCGCTGGAAACGTCAGAGCTCAGGTGAGATCAATGATAATCTCAACCTTGCGAATGTTCTGAGCATCTTGGCCGACCCATTTGCTTTCGAGAATCATTCTTGTATAGCATATGTTGATATCCTGGGGACGAAATGGAAAGTAACTGATGTTGAACTCCAATATCCCAGGATGATCTTATCTATAGGAGGTATTTGGAATGGGAACTCGCCTGGAGCTACAGAATAAGTTGGAAGAACTGCTTGGTTCCAGGCATGTTTATTTCCAACCACCTGAATCAGTCAAAATGGAATACCCAGCGATTAAGTATTCTATGACAAGTATAAAAAAAGACAAAGCTGATAACACAGCTTACTTACTTACCAAAAAATACAGCGTGGTAGTGATCGATAAGAAACCTGATAATCAAGTTATCTCTAAATTGTTGATGATTCCATATTGTGCTTATGATACGTCATATAAATCCGAGAATCTCTACCACGATGTATTAACACTATATTTCTAAGGAGGAAGAAGAAATGTCCAAACTTGTATGGGATGAAGTCGGTAAAAGACTTTACGAAACCGGTGTTAGCAAGGGCGTTTTATATCCGCAGTCTAATGGCACATATCCGAAAGGTGTTGCCTGGAGCGGACTTACAGCAGTAAATGAGGCTCCGGAAGGCGCTGAGGCAAACCCTATGTATGCTGACAACATTAAGTATCTCAATATTCTGTCCGCAGAAGAGTTTAAAGCCACTATCGAAGCGTATACATATCCCGATGAATTTAAACCGTGCATTGGCGCAGAGGAGCTTATCGAAGGAGTATCTCTTGGTCAGCAGGATCACGTTCCGTTTGGTTTCTCTTATCAGACAATCATCGGCAATGATACTGAAAACAATTCTCATGGTTATAAGATTCATGTTGTATACGGTTGCTTAGCTGCGCCATCTGCAGCTGACTATCAGTCGGTTAACGACAGTCCGGAAGCAGCGACTATGTCTTGGGAAATTTCCACAACACCTGTATCAGTAGCTGGATTTAAGCCTACAGCAACTCTGGTGTTCGATTCCACCAAACTTAGCGAAAAGAAGATGGCTGCCATTGAGAAAGTTCTGTATGGTGACGCAGACACTGAAGCACGTCTTCCGTTACCGGATGAAGTAAAAACTATCATTACTGCAGTAACAGAGTAAAATGAAATCGTTTTAGAGGCCCAACATACAGGGCCTCTTTTTTTAATGTGAAAGGAGAAAGAATATGTTTAAGAAAACCATTACATATGAAGACTACAACGGAGTAAAGAGGACCGAAGACTTTCATTTCCACTTCAGCAAAGCCGAGATCATCGAAATGCAGCTGAGTACAGCCGGTGGTCTGGATGCTACCATCAAAAGAATTGTAGCAGCAAATAATGAGCCTGAGATCATCAAGTATTTCAAAGATCTGGTTCTCAAAGCATATGGCGAAAAGAGTGCCGATGGGCGAAGATTTATGAAGAGTCCGGAGATCTCCAGAGCTTTCGCTGAGACTGAGGCATATTCAGTTCTGTTTATGGAATTGGCAACAGATGCAAAAGCCGCCGCAGAGTTTGTTAACGGTTTATTACCGGCTGATGTCAGAGAGCAGGCCAAAGTCGAGGCTGACAAAATCATAGCAGGCCAGTTTCCGGAGGCGTAACAAAGAAGAAAACTATGGAGGGATAAGAGATGCTTGAGATAACCGTTCCGGCACAAGAAGTGTGGGATGATGAAAAAGAAGAATTCGTATTCTCGTCAGCTTTCAAAGAATGGCATTTACAATTAGAACATTCTCTTGTCTCTCTGTCAAAATGGGAACGTAAATGGCATAAACCATTCTTCAGTAAGAGAGACAAAACGTTACCCGAAATCATAGATTATATCAAATGCATGACTATCACTAAGAATGTTCCGTCCGAGGTGTATGATCGCATTTCTAAAAGTCAAACTCTGATCGATCAGATATCAGCTTATATAGACGACCCGATGACAGCTACCACTTTTCGCAATGATCCATCAAAACGAGGAAGCCGCGAGGGCATAACAGCAGAGCTGATTTATTATTGGATGATTTCACAAGGCATTCCAGTGGAGTTTGAAAAGTGGCATATAAACAGCTTATTGACTTTAATCAGAGTTTGCAATGTTAAAAATTCACCAGGTAAAAAAATGAGTGCAGCTGATATTACAAGACGTAACGAAGCACTGAATAAAGCTCGTCGAGCAAAACATCATTCAAAGGGGTGATCGAATGAAAAAAGGAATTGATATTAGTTATCATCAGGGATCGATCAATTTCGTGCAAGTCAAAAAAGCAGGAATCGATTTCGCCATCTTACGATCAAGCTATCGCAAGGCAACTGATACTCGATTTTTCGAATACGCGAAAAAATGTAAATCTGCGAAACTTCCTATTAAGGGGGTTTATCATTTCATCTATGCGCTTAGTGAAACACAGGCGTTGGCTGAAGCTCAGTTTTGTATTTCTCAGGTCAAAAAAGCAGGTCTCGGAAAAGACATCTATATTTTTGCCGACTTCGAGTATGACACTGTCAATAAAGCCAAGAAAGCTGGAGTCACTTTAGGGAAGGCAGAATGTAATAAGTTCACCGAGATTTTCTGTAGCTATGTGAAATCTCAGGGATACAAAACAGGTATTTACACCAACATTGATTATTATAAGAACTGGTATTCGAAGAGCTTACTCTCAAAGTATCCGGTTTGGCTCGCAGATTATGAGGGCGGCCCAGATTTCGCTTGCATTATCCAGCAGTTTACAAGCTCCGGTCGAGTAGCTGGAATTAGCGGGGATGTAGACATGAATCACTGGTATGGTGAGTCCACAGGCTCTGTCAAAGTTCGTTCACGACAGGCAGTAGTAGATCTCATTTGTTCTTGGGAAGGTCTGAACGAAGCCGATGGTTCTTATAAGAAAATCGTGGATATTTACAATTCATATACCGGTTCATTTCCGCGCGGTGTAAAGATGCAGTATGGATGGGCTTGGTGTGCTTGTACGTGGTCAGCAACAGCGATTAAGCTCGGCTATACAGACATTATGCCGATTGAAATCGGATGCGAAGAGCTCATTAACCGGGCAAAGAAAATGGGTTGTTGGGTAGAAGCAGACGGTTATGTAGCAAACATCGGCGACGCCGTTTTATACGACTGGAACGATAACGGAGTTGGTGACTGTACCGGTTATGCCGATCATATCGGAATCATCATCGAGGTGAATAAATCTCAGGGTTATTTCATCGTAATGGAAGGCAACTACAAGGATTCAGTCCGTAGACGCAAACTTTCCATCAATGGTCGATATATCCGAGGCTTTGTTACTCCGAAATACACCGACAATGTTATATCGTACGTCCCGCCGACAAAGACGGACGCATCAGTGAAATCTGAAAGGAGCGGTTACATGTTTAATCCAGAAGTTGTAAAACTTGGTAGCGAAGGAACTTCCGTTCTTTTAGCACAGGAAATCTTCAGAGCCAGAGGTTTTAAAGGAAAAGATGGAAAAGAACTTAGCCTTGACAGAAAGGCAGGTACAAACACTGTTTATGCTATCAAACAGTACCAGAAGTCCAGAGGGCTCACTGTAGATGGCATTTGCGGTACAAATACATGGAAAGATCTTATCGCGATTTAATGAGGTAACGCATGATTGAATTCAGACAAAAGGGAGATTTCTCAAAACTCTCGAGATATCTCGAAAGAGTTAAGGAAGCGGCTAAAATCGGCGACCTGGATAAGTATGGGCGAGCTGGCGTAGCCGCCCTTTCGTCTGCAACGCCGACTGATACCGGTAAGACTGCCGCTTCATGGACATACGTAATAAAACGTCAAAATGGATCTGTATCCATAGAATTTCATAACACCAATGTTAACAAAGGAGTTCCAATCGCTATTATTTTGCAGTATGGACATGCGACTGGCACCGGAGGCTGGGTAGAAGGAAGAGATTACATCAATCCCGCTATCCAGCCTATTTTTGACCAAATTGCTGAAAGCGCATGGAAGGAGGTTACTAAGAAATGAGTGAAACTATAGATAGCAAAGTCGTCGAAATGCGGTTTGACAATAAGGACTTCGAGGCAAATACGCGAACCACTATGTCAACCCTTGATAAGCTCAAAGCAAAACTTCATTTTCCAGGAGCCTCCAAAGGTCTTGAGGAAATAGGGCAGACTGCTAAGAGAGTCGATTTCTCCGGTATGAGTAGCGGTATTCAAACTGTTCAGATGAAATTTTCTGCTCTACAGGTAATGGGTATCACTGCGCTACAGAACATTACTAATGCCGCGATATCCGCTGGCAAACAGCTTACTGATGCCATCACGATTGATCCGGTGAAAGATGGATTTGCTGAGTATGAAACCCAGATGAATTCAGTTCAGACCATTCTGGCGAATACCCAGAAAGAGGGTACGAATGTTCAGACTGTCAATAAAGCTTTGGATGAATTGAATACATATGCTGATAAAACCATCTACAATTTTACCGAAATGACCCGTAACATTGGTACATTCACTGCAGCTGGTGTAAAACTGGACGCTTCGGTATCGGCAATCAAGGGTATTGCCAATCTTGCAGCCGTATCCGGTTCGAATTCTCAGCAGGCCTCTACAGCAATGTATCAGTTATCTCAGGCTTTGGCTGCCGGTAAAGTTCAGCTCATGGACTGGAATTCAGTCGTTAATGCCGGAATGGGCGGTCAAGTATTTCAGGACGCCCTTATTCGAACCTCCGAGCATTTACAAACTGGCGCGAAGGCAGCGATTGAAGCCAAAGGATCGTTTAGAGAGTCGTTGCAGGATGAATGGCTTACGACAGAAGTGCTTACTCAGACGCTTGATCAGTTTGCTACAGCAGCTGATACTCAGGAAGAATATAATGCGGCTGTTAAAAAGTTTGTTGATCAGGGATACACCCAGGAACAGGCGAAAGAGATGGCTGACATGGCGAAAACAGCAGGTGACGCAGCCACTAAAGTTAAAACTTTTTCCCAGCTCATAGATACTCTGAAAGAGGCATTAGGCTCCGGATGGACAAAAACCTGGCAGCTTATCATAGGTGACTTTGACGAAGCCAAAGAAGTTTGGACCAAAGTGAGTGATGTACTCGGCGGTTTCATTAATAAAGCTTCCGATGCTCGTAACGCTATTGTGGAAGCAGCTATGGGTAATCCGTATAGTAACCTTGCTAAAAATATTCAGAAAGTAACAAGCGCCACAAGTGACTACAAAGACATTGTTGACTCCGTTATCAAAGGCGATTACGGGAATGGTCAGCCTAGATTCGATAAGCTTACTGCTGAAGGTCATGACTGGGCAAGAGTCCAGAATCTGGTTAATGAGCGGCTTGGATGTTCCTTCCGATACACCGAAGAACTCACCACTTCACAGGAAGACCTTAATAAAGAGCAGGCAAAGACAATCGATCAAATCCTCAAAATGTCAGACGCGGAGTTAACGAAAAATGGCCTCACGAAAGAAGACGTGAAGGCTCTTAAAGAACTTCAGAAACAGTCCGAAAAGACAGGAATACCCATCAATGACCTCATCAACGATATGGATAAATTGAGTGGTAAAGAATTGCTTCACGGCTCCGTAGCTAACATGGGAAATGCATTAATCAATCTTTTCACCGAAATACATAATGCTTGGCAGAAAGTGTTTGATCCAGTTTCGGCAATGACGTTATATAACATCATCGCAAGTATGCATGGAGTCACTTCGAAATTCCTGAAATTCACCAAAGATAACGGTGATGAGCTTACTAGGACATTGGCTGGCGTATTTGCGGCTCTTGATATTATCAGACAGTGCTTAGGCGGATCGCTCAAATTTTCGATTAAAGCCATCAATGCAGTTCTCAGTGTATTCGGTATGAATACGTTGGATCTCACTGCAGATTTGGGCGATTTGCTTGTGAAATTTGATAAATGGCTGAAGAAAACCGATCCGTTTACGCAGGGATTTACGAAAGTTGGCGAAGGAATAAAATTCGTAGTTGAGCAGTTCGATAAATTCGTTGCTTTTCTAAATACTATTCCAGAGTTTCAGGCATTCACTGCAGAATTGAATAGTTTCAAAGAATCTATTAAGGGGTTATCGTTCGAAGACATACAAAAGAATTTTGAAAAGTTCGTATCATATATCGAAAGTATACTTCCGAAAAGTATGAAAAATGTCGGTAAAAATGTTATTTCCGGATTCAAAAACGGATTGTCTTCTGGTAAAACGGAGATTCCTAAAATATTAGCCGACATTGGCATACGACTCCTTAAAGCAATCAAGAAAGTGCTTGGAATTCATTCACCATCCAAAGAGATGGAAGCAGTAGGCGAGAACACCCTTTCTGGTTTGTGGAATGGTCTTATATCAGGAAGAATCAAGATCGTCGATTTCTTTAAAACTCTTGGTTCGGACATGCTTAATGGATTACAAAGCATCGATTGGGACAATGTAGTCGCTGGTGGAATCGGAGTCGGACTTGTATGGGGGTTAAAGAAACTTTATGATATCGCAGATAAAGCACTTAGTCCCGCTGAGGGAATCGGAAAAGTTTTATCTGGAGTAGGAGAAGTAGTTGAGAAATCTGCGGATAAAATCCCCAAAATTCTCAATAACGCTTCTAAAGTTGTAAAAAGTTTCTCCAAAGTCTTGAAAGCGAAAGCATTTAAAACGCGTATGGAGGGTGTGAAAGATTTAGCTATCTCCATCGCTATTTTGGCCGGATCGTTATGGGTGTTATCGACAATAAATACGGACGCACTTCACAATGCAGAAGAAGCTATGCTTATTCTTGGTGGAACTTTAGCAGTTATGACATGGGTTATGGATAAACTTTCGTCAGCGTCTGCATCTGTTGGAAAAGATGGAATTCAGGTCAACGGGTTGAAAACTGGATTAGCTGGTCTTGGTATAGCAGTATTGCTTATAGCCGAGTCAGTTAAGATACTAGGAAAGCTAAACGAAGATGAAATAAATCAGGGGATGGAATGCGCGGGACTTTTGTTGCTTGGAATTACCGGTATTTTATTCATGTACGGAGAGCTCGTGAAAGGTGAAGCTGCTAAAAATATTGATAAAGCTGGAAAAATGATAAGCAAGATTGGTAAAACCATGTTGCTTATAGTAGGCGTTATCAAGCTATTCAGTATGTTATCAGTAGGTGAGGTTGAGAATGGTCTTAATTTCGCAGGCGTATTCTTAGGATTTGTTATTGCGTATTTAGCTATATCGAATCTAGCTGGAGATAAAATAGACTCTGTTGGCAAAATGGTAAAATCCATAGTAGTTTCCATGGGTCTTATGGTTGGGGTAGTGAAACTTGTGTCTAAACTGGAACCAGGTGAAATGGGTAAAGGTGCTGCTTTTGCTGCCGTTTTCGCTGGCTTTGTGTGGTTGCTTGTGAAAATCACAAAATCCAATGAGAAAATAATGGATGGTCTGGGTAAATTGTTATTATCAGTGTCTGCGTCGATGCTAATTATGGTTGGAGTAGCGAAACTTGCGGGACAGCTTAGTATGGGCGAAATCGTAAAGGCTATAGCATTCGCTGGTGCTTTTCTTCTATTCATAAAAGCTCTGAAAAAGATTACGACTGATAGCGGCACTGGCGAAACTGTAAAACTTGCCGGAACCGTACTCGCAGTATCCGTCGCAATCGGTATTCTTGCCGGAATAGCAGTATTGCTCGGTCTTGTTGATACCAAGCAATTGGTAAAAGGTGTTCTAGCTGTTACTTTACTCGGAGCAATCATGACAGCAATGATCTGGGCGACCAGAGGGGCTAATGATGTTAAAGGCAATGTCATCGCTATGGCAGTTGCTATTGGCGTGATGGCGGCCGCAGTTGCAGCTTTATCCATGATTGATTCAACAAAACTCGCCATTGCGACAGCATGTTTAGGATCTCTCATTGGTATGTTTGCTCTCATAGAGTTAGCTGGAAGTAAAGCAAAAGGATCTATTGCCATGATAGCCACAATGGTCATAGCAGTTGCAGCTCTTGCCGGAATCCTAGGAGTGATGTCAGCTCTTCAAGTTGAAAATGCTTTGCCAAATGCTTTGGCATTATCAACCTTACTTTTATCTTTATCCGTATCTATGGCGATTATTGGTAAAGTTGGGACAATAAGCGCTAAAGCATTGATTTCCGTCGGAGTAATGACACTGGTAGTAGCAGCTCTTGCTGGAATACTATATCTAATACGAGATTTAAACCCAGAATCTTCTATCGGGAATGCAGAAGCGTTATCTATGTTACTTTTATCATTGTCTGCATCTTGTGGTATTTTAGCGGCTGTAGGATTAGCTGGGACTGCCGGTTTTGCTGGCATTGGTGTTTTAGCGGCATTGATAGCCGCAGTCGGAGCTATCGTAGTCGCTATTGGTGCATTATTTGAAAAAGTTCCCGCGTTGGAAGGTTTCTTGGATAAGGGTATTCCGATACTACAGAAGATAGGTTATGTGTTGGGATCATTCCTCGGAAATATTGTAGGAGGATTCACAGAAGGAGCTACATCAGGACTCCCTGGAGTGGGTAAAAACCTCTCTGACTTCATGAAGAACGCTCAGCCATTTATTGATGGGGCGAAGGGAATCGATTCATCAGTCACGACAGGTATCACTTCATTATGTAAGGCAATTCTTGCCCTGACCGGAACTGATCTTCTCAATGCAATAGCATCTTTCATAACAGGCGGAGCATCTTTCGTCAAAATGGGTGAGCAACTTAAACCATTTGGTGAAGCATTATCTGATTATGCACAGAGCGTAAAAGGAATTGATGCAAAAGATATCCAGGCATCCGCAAAAGCAGCAAAGGCCTTAGTTTCATTGAACGATGCGCTTCCGAAGAGTGGCGGTTTCCTTGGCACATTGCTGGGAAATAGCGATTTGGCAAATCTTGGCACTCAGCTTAAACCATTTGGTGAAGCATTATCTGATTATTCGAATTCCGTAGCAAACATAAGTCCGGATAAAGTAGCCTTTGCGACGTCAGCGGTGAAAAATCTCGTCGAAGCTATTAATGCTACGGATTCTGTGAAAGCTACAGGCACAAGTACGTTCGTACAAGCTGTCGACACACTTGCCGAAACTAATATCAGTGGATTTGTGTCCGCATTCAAAGGCTCTTCATCAAAGGTTAAGAATGTCGGAAGCACATTGACGTCCGCTCTTGCCAGTGGTGTGAAATCGAAATCCAACACACTTTCGGCTACAGCATCAAACATGGCTGAATCTATGAAAAACTCTATCGCTTCAAAAGATAAAGAGTTTCAGAAGGTCGGCGTAGCATTAATCTCGGCTCTTGCAATAGGTATTCAGGCTCAGGTTAATCAGGCAGTTAACGCGGCAAACTATGTTGGAGCATCTGCAGCGAACGGTTCTGGTCAAGCTTATACCAGCTTCTATATGAACGGTATCAATCTTGGTAGAGGTCTGGTGCTGGGTATGAATGCTATGCAGCAATCTGCTTATAATTCAGGTTACGCGCTCGGTCAAGCTGCAGTTAGAGGTGAAAAGGATGGACAGAAATCTCATTCGCCATCTAAGCTCACCATTCAGGCAGGTAAATGGCTCGGTGAGGGTCTGATCATAGGTATGAATGCCATGGAGTCGAAGACATACGGCGCTGGTAAGAGTATGGGCGAAACAGCGTTTGATTCAATTCGTAGCGCTCTTTCTGGAATGAATGACATCATTGATTCTGATATGGACACTACACCAACCATTCGACCCGTACTGGATCTCACGAATGTAAAAGCAACAGCTGGGAAACTCAACGGATTATTTACTGACCCAGCGTTTACCCCGCTGACAAATCTCCGAGCAATCGGTAATATATCAGCACGCAACAATCAAAATGGAAATTCCGACGAAGTGGTCAGAGCAATTAACCGACTCGGTAAGAGTCTTAATAATGTCGGAAACACATATAACAGCATCAACAGCGTTACTTACGATAATGGTAGCGAAATTTCCAATGCTGTTGAAACACTTGTCAGGGCAGCAACGGTAGGAAGGAGGCGATAATCTTGGCAGATGAATTTACTGATGGTGGTTCTGGTGAAGGATATTATGTCGTCAGATTTCTAGGCGCGGTAAATATAACCAAGTTTGGACTTCAGACGGGTACCGACAGAACCGTATATGTAACATGGAGTTGGGGCGGAGACCATACGAAAGAATATCATGTTATTTGGTACTACTATACCGGGAACGGAGTAGCTTTCGTAGGCGATGATTCGACAACTACTTCAAACCAAAGTAGTTACACAGCACCATCCAATGCAACTTCAGTAAAAGTCAAAATTAGACCAGTATCTGAGACCACTCAGGTAAACGGACATGATTCCGTATATTGGTCATCCATGTGGTCTACATTAAAAGGTTACTCCTTCTCACATAACCCTCCAACCAAACCGTCCGCCCCGACAGTGACAATTGAAAAACAGAAGCTTACCGCTAAGTTAGACAATCTCAGCGTGAATGGCACCCGGATTGAATTCTATGTCGTAAAAAACAATTTAAAGAAGTATAAATCCGGAAAGGCTGTTATTCATACGAACTCTGCGTCGTGGTCATGCACCGTGGCTAATGGCGCGGAGTATAAAGTAAAATGTCGAGCATGGAGAGGTAATCAATACAGCGAATGGTCTGAGTATTCATCTAACGCATCGTCCGGACCCGCGACTCCGAAACAAATAAAAACTCTGAAGGCGCTTTCTGATACCGGAGTATTAGTCACATGGGTGAAAGTTAGTGGATGTACAAAATACGAAGTGCAGTATGCCACGAATCGAACCTACTTTGACAGTAATCCGGATCAGGTACATTCTCGGACTGTTGAAAATGTAACACATACCGAAATCACGGGTATCGAAACCGGGTATCAGTATTTTTTCCGATTAAGAGCATACAACAGCAACGATCAGGTTTCTGGCTGGTCGGCTATTAAATCACTCAAGCTCGGTAAAGCCCCGGGGGCACCTACTACTTGGTCGTCAACAACAACCGCTACAGTAGGAGAGAGTGTTCGGTTATATTGGGTTCATAATTCTGAAGATAATTCAAGTCAGACTTATGCTCAGTTAGAAACAACCATCAACGGAACGACGAAAACAGAAACTATAAAGAATACAAAAACTGGCGACAACATTGATGACACAAGCTATAAATCTTTAAGCACAACAGCTTATACCGAGGGAACCACTATTCTATGGAGAATGCGTACAGCAGGCGTAACCGGTAAATATGGAGCTTGGTCTGTACAAAGAACGATCAATGTATACGCCGTCCCAACCGTGCAGCTCAACGTGACCGATTCGACAGGTTCAGAAGTAACCACTCTTGAGTCTTTCCCGTTTTATATTAAAGCGGAAACCGCGCCGAACACCCAGTCGGTATTGAGTTACCACGTGTCGATTACATCTACTCAGGCTTATAGTACGAGTGATCGCACAGGCACTGAAACAGTAATCAGTAGAGGTCAGGAAGTATATTCCGGATTCTATGAAATGAACAACGATATATTTACTGATGGTGTGCAGAATCTACTTGTCGAACTGAATGCTGGCAACATTGATCTGGAGAACAACATCACTTATAAAGTGACTTGCACAGCCTCCTTTGATTCAGGATTGACTGCAAGTGCGGAGTCTGAATTTGATGTGGGATGGACTGAGCAAACTTACGGCATTAATGCGGAAATAGGGTATAACTCAGATACGTATGCTTGCTCTATTAGGGCATATTGTGTCGATGAAAAGAATAATCTCATCCCTGGAGTTACACTCGCTATTTACCGACGTGATTATACCGGTGAATTAATTGAGATAGCCAACGGCTTAGACAACTCATCATACACATACGTGACCGACCCACATCCGGCTCTTGATTATGGCAGATACCGGATAGTAGCAACTGAAGTGTCAACAGGCGCAATAAGTTATTACGATGTTCCGCCATATCCAATAAAAGAGACATCCATAATCATACAGTGGGAGGAAGCCTGGGATAATCTTGTAACGGAAGGTCTTAATGAAAGGGACATCGTCATGGAGCCATTATGGTCCGGATCACTCGTAAAACTTCCTTATAATATAGATGTTTCGGATAAAAACGGAGTTGATGTCAGTCTTGTCGAATACATAGGGCGAAAACGTCCTGTGTCATACTATGGCACTCAGTTGGGTGAAACGTCCTCCTGGAAAACAGAAATCCCAAGAGGGGATATTGATACATTGTATGCATTGCGTAGGCTGGCTGTCTACACTGGTGACGTTTATATCAGGGAACCGTCCGGAACCGGATACTGGGCAAATGTTGCAGTGTCAATCAGTCAGACACATTGTGAAGTTAAGATACCTGTATCGTTTGATATAACAAGGGTGGAAGGAGGAATTTAACATGCCAGACTGGACCAAGTCTATGGAGCAGACTTTTGAGTATTACGTCGTAGACCCTGGGACCTGGTGTGATAAATCCCAGATAACGGACATGATACAAAGCGGTATTGAATGGGATGCAGACGCCGATACACTTGGCTCTGCATCTTTTGACGTAGGTAGTGTACTTGGTGAATGCTATGTTCGTACATACCTCATAACAATTCAAAATGGAATAAGAGAAAAGTTTCCAATGGGCACTTTCTTGGTCCAGACTCCAAAATCATCTTTTGACGGTCGGTATCAGAAGGTGTCCATTGATGCTTATACGCCATTATTGGAATTAAAAGAGGGCATTCCTCCTTTAGGATATTCAATTCTGAAAAACGGGAATATAATGAGCAATGCTTATAAGATCGTAAGTGAAAATATGCGAGCGCCTGTTATAAAAACTGCAAGCGATGATAAACTTTACAACGATTTTGTAGCAAACACCAGTGATACCTGGTTAACCTTTACAAAAGATCTGTTATCAAATGCAAAATACAATCTAGGACTTGATGAAGTAGGCCGTGTTCTTTTCCTTCCGGATCAGGACGCGGCTTCTTTACAACCTGTTTGGACTTACACCGATGATAACAGCTCAATTCTATATCCGGACATGAGTGTCGAGCATGATATTTACGGAATCCCGAATGTAGTAGAAGTCTATTATTCAGGAAGTCATGACAACTACTTTGCAAGAGTCGTTAATGATGATCCAAACAGTCCTACTTCAACCGTTAATCGTGGACGAGAAATTGTTCATAGAGAGACCGATCCGCAATTCTCAGGAGAACCAACAAACCGTCAGGTCAAGGATTACGCCACATCTTTATTGTCCCAGCTTTCATCAGTTGAATACACAATTTCATATTCGCACGGATATTGTCCGGTTCGTCTGTACGATTGCGTAAGACTGAATTACGAACGAGCTGGGCTAATAGACATTAAGGCAAAAGTCACAAGACAGTCGATTGAGTGTAAACCGGGATGCAAAGTGACCGAAACCGCAGTATTTACAACAAATTTATGGAGGTGATGTTTCATGGCGTTATCGAAAAATCTTATTTCCGATTTTGTGAAAGCCACAACAGATGATAAGAAAACTGCCGAGGAGACAACCCTCTACGGCACTATTGTCGAATACAATGGGCGTAAATACGTTCGTCTTGACGGATCGGACATGCTTACTCCTTATACGGCTACGGTGGCTGCTAAAGCTGGCGAAAGGGTTAGGGTTTCAGTTGGTAAACACTCCGCAACTGTAACCGGAAACGTATCCAGTCCGGCGGCTCGAACTGGTGATGTAGAAGAGCTTGGGCAGAAAGTGGACACGTTCGATGCTGTGGTTGCTAATAAGGCGACTATTAAGGATCTGGAAGTTGAGCGTGCTCGAGTAGATGATCTTGTTGCCGATAATGTTGTTATTAAAAACCAGCTTACCGCAGATTCTGCAGAAATCAAAGATCTCAAAGCAGATAATGTCGATATTAAAGGAAAACTAACCGCCAGAGATGCAGAAATTGAAAATCTGAAAGCAAATAAGATTGACGCGGAAGTTGTGTCGGCGAATTATGCTACAATCAAAAATCTTGAGGCTACTCAGGCGAGTGTGAAAGAACTCTCTGCCAACAAAGCGAATATCACAGATCTTACTGCAGCTACCGGTCGGATTGATAAGTTGGAATCAAAAGATATCGAAACCGATAAGCTCATTGCCGGTAAAGCAGATATCACAGATCTTACCGCAGCTACCGGTCGTATTGATAATCTGGAATCAAAGAACATTGAGACAGATAATCTCGTTGCCAAAAAAGCAGATATTGATCTTGCGAATGTAAATAATGCATGGATCAATAAAGGTGTTCTCAAAGATGGCTCCATCGGTTCGGCGGCAATCCATGAAGGAGCTGTAACAAACGCTAAGATTGCTGATGCGACGATTGAAGCAGCGAAAATCAAGTCTATCAATGCAGATTCTATTGTAGCCGGTACGATTAAGACAGAGCGCCTTATCATCGCCGGTCCGGATGGTCAGGACTCTATTGTCAAAGCAATCAACATCGCAAATGGCGTATCTGAGGCAAAAGTGAATGGTCAGAAGATCCAGGCTGCTTCTATAGATGTCGTTGACCTATCTGCATTCCAGGCTAAGATTGCCCAGTTTGATATGAGTCAAAATGCCATCTATAGTGGCAAACTGGCTATTAATGATCCAACAAGCGGTGTGTATATTTCCACCACCGGTTTTGGGCTTGGTGACGGAGCTCTTACAAGTAAGAAAGAATCTCCAATTCAGATGTATGCCGATGGTATATTTAAGCTTAAAGGCAAGAATTCATCGTTGGAATTCAATCCAGTGACGGATATGTTAGACATTAATGTCAGCAATTTCCGGATTGGTTCAAAAGAAGCAGCCACAGTAGATAACACAATCAAATCAACGCTCGAACAGTTTTATTTATCCACATCCCCAACATCATTAGTTGGTGGTTCATGGAGTAATAATCAGCCCACGTGGACAGAGGGTAAGTATATTTGGAGACGAAATTTCGTAACCTACGGAGATGATCGTACTGAATTCACGCCTTCTGAAAACGGAGTATGTATAACCGGTAATACCGGAGCCCAGGGTGCCCAGGGCGCTCGTGGTCCACAAGGTGCCGCCGGACCCAAAGGTGAAACTGGTGCTCAGGGACCGCAAGGTGCTACCGGACCCAAAGGTGAAACAGGACCTCAGGGACCACAGGGTATCCAGGGGGTGAAAGGCGCTGATGGTAAAACATATTATACATGGGTCAAATATGCTGATTCACCTACTTCTGGTATGTCCGATAATCCAAGCGGCAAGAAGTATATTGGTTTTGCGTATAATAAAACAACAGGAACTGAAAGCACGTCTTACTCAGACTATTCTTGGTCGCTGATCAAGGGTGAAAAAGGGGAAACCGGAAATACCGGAGCTCAGGGTGCTGCCGGTAACGGTATCAAGTCGATAACTTATTACTATGCCAGGACAACATCTCAGACAGCGCCCAGTGCAGGAAACATCACATCGGCTACGATGCCCACTCTTGACGCTACGAATAAGTACTTATGGCAGAAAGAAGTAATCAACTATACGAATAACACGAATCAGACGACAGTGTTATTACTGGCTGTATATGGAAACACAGGCGCTCAGGGGCCGAAAGGCGACAAAGGAGCTACCGGACCTCAGGGACCAACTGGACCTAAAGGAGAAACTGGTGCTCAAGGACCACAGGGAAACCCTGGATCTACTGGTCCTCAGGGTGTGAGCGTTACCGCCATTAAAGATCAGTGGTATAAATCAACATCAAATACTGCTCAGACCGGTGGTTCATGGTCCGATACTCAGCCCAACTGGGAGTCCGGAAAATATATCTGGACAAGATCACACATCACATTCAGCAATGGAAACACAACCACAACAAATCCCGTCTTGGCAAACGCAATCAATAACGCAAACGCCAACGCAAGTAATGCCGTATCTACAGCAAATACTGCAAATAGTACAGCAAACACAGCAAAATCAACCGCGTCCAATGCTGCGTCCACGGCAAATGCTGCCAAAAATACTGCTGATAGCGCTAAGAGCACTGCTGATAGTGCGAATAATAAAATTGACAATCTGAAAGTTGGCGGAAGAAACTTAATTCCCGTAGGGATGATCAAAAATAGGGGATTATCAACATTTTCTTACGATAAAGCATCAAACACCTGGACTTGCGTAGCCCAGATTGGTTCCAATTCATGGGGTCGAGGAATTTATTTCGACACTGGCGTGAAGAAAATCTACATTCCACGAGGATACACATATATAATCAGTCTGGAAGTAAATCCTGAAGTTGCCTGCATTTGGAATAGTGATGTAAATAACGGTTTCGACGGAATGCCGAGTGGGACCGGTAATGACAATGATAACACGTCATTGCGTAAATCTTCAGATCATTCATTGGTAGCCAATAAATGGCAAAGAGTATGGTTCTCGTACACGCCCAGAACAGATGTTTCGTATGATATATTTGACGCTTCATCGAACTGGGGTATCATTACTACAGACGCAAAATCTCCGATTAAATTCAAGATCCGAAATGTGAAAGGCGAGTTCGGAACGGTTCCGACAGACTGGACGCCTGCGCCTGAAGACGTTGATAATAAAATCGACACGGCCCAAAAATCAGCAAATACTGCAAATTCTTCGGTAAGTGCTTTAAACAAGATTGCGACAAAGAGTTATTCTGTCAGCGGTGCAAGCGGTAAAGCACAATGGGTTCGACTTGGAACGCTCATATCCGCCGGTGATTCTTCAGTTGTCGTTATTACTCTTCAGACCGGAGATGGTTTTAATGGGGCGGAAAACCAGAATTCTCAGGCTGAGATCGTAATAAAAGATGGATGGCAGGACAAAGCAAGTACGACAGCTGCGTTTGGAGTAAGCGTCACTAGACAGAATGCAAAAAACCTGTTGGTCAATGTACGAGCAACTGCGTCGAACGTGTGTGAAGTCTGGACATATCTTCCGTGGGACTACTGGAGTGGAAATTACACCATATCTGGTATTTACAGCGGATGGAATCCAGATTATTATACAGAACAAGACGCAAAACCAACGAATGGTGTTGAGCAGTCACTGGCATATCGAACTACGGCAGAAGATGCTTACACGTTAGCTAATGGTTTGAAAAAAGATGTGGATATAAGTTCTGAATTTGTGAAAACATACAACGATTGGGCATTTAAATGGAAAACTGCCACCATGGTCGACGGTGCCGAGGTTGGAACTTATCAGAAATATATCACTCTCGAAAGCGGCAATATTTTACTTGGTCATTCCAATTCCAAAAACAAATTAAAGATCACCAATGATTCCATCCAGTTCAAAGGCACCAGCGACACCGCCATAAAACCAGATTCCGACGCAACTGCCTGGATCACAGGAAAGGTATTCCATATCAATTCCGGAGAGATTGAGAGCAGCTTGAAGTTTGGAAATATTTTGATGAAACCGACTAAAAATGGAATTCAAATCGGAAATAAGGCTGAATTTGGCGAACGAGTACGAATAGGATACCCATTAAGCAGTAGCTCTCAATATATTTATTCAGATTGTCCGCTTGTAGTTGGAAGTAATTCGGGTGTTAATGATGATTTTCCCTGGTTCGCAGTTGATGATGGCTATGCATTTGTTAAAAACGGAATAGCAACGCCATATGATTTTACTATTAAATTCGGCGAATATGCTATGGATCGTCCCGACGGTGGTCGTTTCAGCGGTACATTTAGACCATATTTCCGTGCTGACGACGTAATAAATATGGATATTTATGTCGTAGGATATGTTACATCAGGTAAACAGGAAGTCATATTTTTTATTCCGTTTTCTCGACCAATTATGAGCAAACCAGTTTCGATATCAAGTGTAAACGGGCTCACGATTCGACAAAATGGAAAGTATATATATAACTCGACTGCTTCAAAACCTATAAAACCGGCATCGTATACAGCTGCGGTTATAGGAGGGCGTACCGGATTGAACGTTAGAGCTAAAATGGGAATTGATGATAATGGTTTTACTGACACTGATACTAAGAACATTGTGAATAATGATACTTGCGCTATCATGGCAAGTATAAAAATCACATTCAGCTAAAGGAGAATCAAAATGGCATTAAAAAAGAAGGTAATCCAGGATGATGGTGTAATTACCGAATATCATCGTATTTTATACGTTCAGTCAACAGTAAACAGTCATTGCTCTGTTGCTGTGATTTCCTTGGTTTCAGAAGAGATCAGGAATAAACAGCTCGCGGGAGAAATTCAGCAGCCTTATCAGAAAATTGTCACTTATGAGACAACTGAATACGATGACTTAACTATCGAAAAAGCTTACGAATATCTCAAGACTCTTCCGGAATTTGAAGGAGCTGAGGATATTCTCGAAGAAAAGCATAATTTATCATAAGGAGGATTCAAAATGGATTTTACAACATTAACTGAACATTTCGTACTCGTAGTATTAGTCGCTTGTCTGGTGGTAGGTTATATCATCAAACATGCGACTTTTTTAAACAAGATTCCCAATACGGATATTCCATGCATCCTTGCAGTGATCGGAGCCGTGCTGAATGGAGTTGTTAGTGGATTCTCTGTCGAATCCATCGTGTATGGAGCCGTCATGGGCTTAGCCTCTACGGGACTGCATCAGGCATTCATACAGTTTATTGAAGGTAAGAATAATATCAGCGCTGAGGAGGACGACACCGATGGGGTTCACGATCACCAGTGATCAGATTATGTGGTTCTGCACGATCGTAGGCGGAATCTGGGGCATCTTGAAGATCATTAAAGAGCTTCGAAAACCCAACGAAGATATGAAAGCTGAGGTACAGAAACACACCGAGCTTTTAGATAAAGACAACAGACGAATGAAGCAGTGTGAGGATGCGAACCAGATGATCCTCAAGTGTTTGCTTGTGATAATCAATCATGAGATAACCGGGAACGGAATCGAAAAAATGAAAGAGACCAGAGATAAGCTTCAGGACTTTTTAGTCGATAATTAATTAGAAGAGTGGCTCGTAGGAGTAACGCTTAACCTGTTTTAGGTTATTCATACGTTACTCCTACGTTTGCCATTAGAAACCCTTGAGTTTACTGGATTCTATGTTTCCACAGCAACACATCAGACAGATGATCCAAAGGATACAGGAGCAGCTGTTTCCACCGTTTCCAAACAGGGAATTTCCGCAGCCATTATTACAGCCACAGTTATTGTTACATCCACATCCTGTGCTACATCCGGAATCACAACCACATCCGCAATCACATCCACAATTGGTAGCCGCTAAGTCACTCATCGATAAGTCCTCCAGCAAATTTTATTTACACTTCATCATATGGCAGGAGTCCGTCCACAGTTACAAAAAAGTTGACAGTGTTTATTCATTACGATATAATAAACGAAATGTAACATTTTTGTAATTTTTGAGACAAACTAGCTTTTATATCTAAAACAGGAAATGGGGAAAATTATGAAGAGTTTCAGAACAAAAAAATGGCTGAAGGGTCTGATGCTTGCCATGCTGCTGATCGTGGGAAGCACAGTTTTTTCTGCTTCTGCAAAAGAGGTACAGGCTGCCACTGCAGGCTTTAAAACTATCGATGGAAAAACATACTACATAAAAAGTGATGGGAGCAAGCAGAAAGGCTGGATGACCCTGGGCGGATACAAGTACTACTTTAACACAAAGACCGGAGTACAGGTAAAGGGCTGGATGAAGGTCAATGGCAAATATACCTACTATTTTACAAAAGGCAAGGGTGTTATGGCAACCGGCTGGATGACAGATTCCAAAGGCCATAAGCGCTATTTCAATCCCAAAACAGGTAAGCTTACCACAGGCTGGGTAAACTGCAGCAAGGGAAGGAAACGTTATTTCACAAAAGGCGGAGGCATTATGGCAACCGGCTGGCTCACCAACAGCAAAGGGCAGAAACGTTATTTTTACAAAACTTCCGGTTATATGGCAATCAAATGGGTAAAAAACAAATCCAAAAATATCAGCTACTATTTTGCCACCAGTACCGGTTATATGTATACTGGTCTGAAGACGATCAATCAGAAGAACTATTATTTTAAATCCAACGGTGTCATGGCAGTAAGTACCTTCGTGACAGTGAATGGAATTACATACTCCATCGCAGCAGACGGAGTGGCTACTGCGAAGACTACCAAACCAAATGTAAATGTCAGCAATGGAAATGTCAAAGTTTACGATACCAAAAACAGCAGATATTACACTATGGTAAAAGAATATAAGAGCCATCCTGGAATAGCCAACGGCAAGACATCCGATGAAGCACTGCTGGCCGCACTTTGCGAATCGGAGGCAGGCGATCAGGGCAAGATCGGAATGGAAGCAGTAGCACTTTGTGTTCTGAATCGTACGATCAAATCAGACAAGGAATTTCCATCTACGATACGAGGTGTGATCTATGAGAATATCGGAAGCAGCACAACCCCACAGTATTCTGTAGTGCGGAACGGGGCCCTTCTCAAACGTCTCAATGGTCAGTTTGAAAACCGTACTCTTGCTTATCAGGCTGCAAGAGAAGCAATGACTATTTTCAATAAACATGTCACTTCCGGCAAAGCCAGGACACTCAGCGGATTTAAACAGAAAGATTTTAATTATATGTATTTCATGATGACCAGCTATTTCTGGAACCAGAATCTGAATTTCAATAAAGTGAAATATGAAACTTACAAAGGCCATACATTTTTTGTAGACTGGGTATAAGCAACATAGTCTCCGGCAGTAAACTTTGAACAAACAGGCGTATGGACATAAAATTGATAATTTAAGGAGAAGCAAATATGCAGGTGAAAATCTATACGGATGGTGCAGCCCGGGGAAATCCGGATGGACCGGGAGGCTACGGAGCAGTTCTTCAGTACATCGATACCAAAGGCCAGCTACATGAACGTGAACTGTCCAGAGGCTACAAAAAAACCACAAACAACCGGATGGAGCTGATGGCAGCCATCGTAGCACTGGAAGCACTGAACCGCCCCTGCCAGGTGGATCTGTATTCCGATTCCAAATATCTGGTAGATGCTTTTAATCAGCACTGGATCGATTCCTGGCTGAAGAAAAACTGGAAACGTGGAAAAAACGAAGATGTGAAGAACGTAGATCTCTGGAAACGCCTTTTAAAGGCCAAGGAGCAGCATCAGGTAAGCTTCCACTGGGTTAAGGGACATGCAGATAATCCGTTAAATGAACGGTGTGATCAGCTTGCCACATCAGCGGCAGACGGCAATAACCTTTACGTAGATGAAGGAATAAATGGCTTACAGAAATAAAAGTTCCACTTATCACTCACAGAAAACCCGAAACATACCGCGCGAATTTATGCGATCAGCGTAAATTCTGTGCATCGAGAAGCGTGTTACTGAGAACAGAGTAAACAGTAACATTCTGCCACTTTAAGTTGTCAAAGCAATATTAAAATTTCTTGACAAACAAAAAAGCAGTTTGTATACTTCATATAGTATAGTGAAAGGCTTGGAAGGGAAAAAGTAGCTTGAGGAAAACCCCACAGAGAGCAGCCGGCAGGTGAAAGGCGCAGGGTAGAACTTTTGTGAATACATCCCGGAGCTGCGCACCGAATCGGGACTTGATACTGTAAATTATAAACTTTATAATAATAACGTATTATAGATAGGCTGCGACGGAATGGCACCCGTTATTGTGCTGAAGTGGTTTTATATCTTGATATATGGATATAACGGGATGTAGATTCACTTTATGAGGCAGGAAATGCGAGTTTTCTGTAAATTTAGGTGGTAACGCGGGACCCGGTTCTCGTCCTAAACGGACAGGAACCGGGCATTTTTATTTTTTACGCTGATACTGTAAATTATAAACTTTAATAAAAGCGTAAACATAAAAGCTATACAGGAGGAAAGAACAATGACAGTTTGGGAAGAACTGAAAGCACGTGGCCTGATCGCACAGGTTACAGACGAAGACGAGATCAAAGAGATGGTAAATAACGGAAAAGCCACATTCTATATTGGCTTTGACCCTACAGCAGACAGCCTCCATGTAGGTCACTTCATGGCTCTTTGCCTGATGAAGAGACTGCAGATGGCAGGAAATCGTCCGATCGCCCTTCTCGGCGGCGGAACAGGGATGATCGGTGACCCGTCCGGAAGGACCGATATGCGTCAGATGCTGACAAAAGAAACCATCCAGCACAATATTGACTGCTTCAAGCAGCAGATGAGCCGTTTCATCGATTTCTCTGATGGAAAAGCTCTTATGGTAAACAATGCTGACTGGCTTATGAACCTTAACTATGTAGAGCTTCTCCGTGAGGTAGGTGCTCACTTTTCCGTAAACCGTATGCTGACAGCAGAGTGCTACAAACAGCGTATGGAGCGAGGCTTAAGCTTCCTGGAATTTAACTACATGATCATGCAGAGCTACGACTTCTACATGCTGTACCAGAAATACGGCTGCAACATGCAGTTCGGTGGCGATGACCAGTGGAGCAACATGCTTGGCGGTACCGAGCTGATCCGCCGTAAGCTTGGCAAAGATGCCTATGCCATGACCATCACACTGCTTCTCAATTCTGAGGGCAAAAAGATGGGAAAAACACAGTCCGGAGCTGTATGGCTTGACCCGAATAAGACATCCCCGTTCGATTTCTACCAGTACTGGAGAAATGTAGACGATGCTGACGTTATCAAATGTATGCGTCTTCTTACTTTCCTTCCTCTTGAGGAGATCGACGAGATGGCCAAATGGGAAGGCAGCGAGCTGAACAAAGCTAAGGAGATCCTTGCATACCAGCTGACAGAGCTTGTACACGGTGAGGAGGAAGCCAAGAAAGCACAGGAGGGTGCCCGCGCACTGTTCTCAGGTGCAGATACTTCTCATATGCCTACAACAGAGCTTTCAGAGGAAGATTTTGACAAGGAAGGAAAAATCGACCTGATCACACTTCTTGTAAAAGCAGAGCTGGTACCAAGCCGTTCCGAGGGTCGCCGTGCGATCCAGCAGGGTGGTGTATCCATCGATGGTGAGAAGCTCACCGATATTTACCATACGGTTGAGAAGGATGCTTTTGCAGGGAACGGGATCGTTCTGAAACGAGGCAAGAAAAAATTCAAAAAGATCTGTGTAAAATAATTTCCCATATCTGTGACATTTCCGGGATAAAGCTACGGCATTCCGGAAATGCTGACAGGTAGGGTTGACACAAGGAGGATAACAACATGAAAAAGTACGGAGTGAACGAACTTCGTAAGATGTTCCTTGACTTTATGGAGAGCAAGGGCCATCTTGTAATGAAAAGCTTTTCCCTGGTTCCTCAGGGAGATAAGAGTCTTCTGCTGATCAATGCAGGTATGGCTCCGCTGAAACCATATTTTACAGGTGCTGAGAAGCCGCCAAGAACAAGAGTGACAACCTGCCAGAAATGTATCCGTACCGGAGATATCGAAAATGTAGGTAAAACCGCACGTCACGGTACTTTCTTTGAAATGCTTGGTAACTTCTCTTTTGGTGATTACTTCAAGAAAGAAGCCATCCACTGGTCCTGGGAGTTTCTTACTGAGGTTGTAGGGCTTGATGCAGACCGTCTCTACCCATCCATTTACCTGGATGATGATGAAGCCTTCAATATCTGGAACAAAGAAGTAGGGATTCCGTCTGAACGTATTTTCCGTTTCGGAAAAGAGGATAACTTCTGGGAGCATGGCGCAGGTCCATGCGGTCCATGCTCTGAGATCTACTATGACCGTGGCGAAAAATACGGCTGTGGTAAACCCGGATGTACGGTAGGCTGCGACTGCGACCGTTACATGGAAGTATGGAACAACGTTTTCACACAGTTCGAGAACGATGGAAACGGAAACTACACAACCCTGAAACAGAAAAACATCGATACCGGTATGGGACTTGAGCGTCTTGCTGTAGTTGTTCAGGATGTTGATTCTATTTTTGATGTAGATACAATTTGTGCACTTCGTAATCTTGTATGCGAGATCGCACATAAAGAATATGATAAAAACTATGCCGATGACGTTTCCATCCGTCTGATCACGGACCATATCCGTTCCGCAACATTTATGATCTCCGATGGAATCATGCCAACCAATGAGGGACGTGGATATGTTCTCCGCCGTCTGATCCGCCGCGCAGCACGTCACGGACGTCTTCTTGGCATCGAGGGAACTTTCCTTGCAAAATTAAGTGCACAGGTGATCGAGAGCTCCAAAGCCGGATATCCGGAGCTTGAGGAGAAGAAAGAGTTCATCTTCCGTGTACTGACAAATGAGGAGAATCAGTTCAACAAAACTATCGATCAGGGACTTCGCATCCTTTCCGACATGGAAGAGGATATGAAAAAAGCAGGTGAAAAGACTCTTTCCGGTGACAACGCATTCAAGCTTTATGATACGTACGGATTCCCTCTTGATCTTACAAAAGAGATCCTTGAGGAAAAAGGCTACGGCATTGACGAGGAAGGCTTCCAGAAAGCAATGGAGGAACAGAGAGTCAAGGCACGTACTGCCCGTGAAGTAACCAACTATATGGGTGCAGACGCAACCGTATACGATGATATTGATGTAAATGTAACAACAGAATTCGTCGGCTACGATCATCTTACCTTTGATTCCAAGGTTACTGTCCTTACCACAGAAACAGAGATCGTAGATTCTCTCACAGAGGGACAGAAGGGTACCGTATTTGTAGAGCAGACTCCTTTCTATGCAACAATGGGTGGACAGGAAGGTGATACCGGTGTGATCGAGACTGCAAACGGTAAATTTGTTGTTGAGGACACCATCAAACTCCGCGGCGGTAAATTCGGCCACGTAGGACATATGGAATCCGGTATGATTTCCTCAGGTGAGACAGTATCCCTGAAGGTAAACGAAGAAGCAAGAAAAGATACCGAGAAAAACCACAGTGCAACACATCTTCTTCAGAAAGCACTGAAAACCGTTCTTGGTTCCCACGTAGAGCAGAAGGGTTCTCTGGTAACTCCGGACAGACTTCGTTTTGACTTTGCTCATTTTCAGGCTATGACAGCAGAAGAACTCCAGGCAACAGAAGAGCTTGTAAACAAAGAGATCCAGGCAGGTCTTGATGTTCATACAGATGTCATGGATGTGGAAGAAGCCAAGAAATCCGGAGCAATGGCTCTCTTTGGTGAGAAATATGACCAGAAGGTACGTGTAGTATCCATGGGAGACTTTTCCAAAGAGCTCTGTGGTGGTACTCATGTAAAGAATACAAGCTCCATCATGCTCTTTAAGATCGTTTCCGAATCCGGTATCGCAGCTGGTGTACGCCGTATTGAGGCACTTACCGGCAAAGCAGTTATCGAATACTACAGAAAGCAGGAAGAGCTTCTCCATGAGGCTGCAAAAGCATTAAAGGCCAATACAGCCGAGGTTGTAGAAAAGATCAGTCACCTGCAGGCTGAGGTAAAGGCTCTTCAGAGCGAAAATGAATCCCTCAAGAGCAAAGCTGCCCAGAGTGCACTTGGCGATGTCATGGATAAAGTCGTTGAAGTAAACGGCGTAAAACTCCTTGCAGCCAAAGTTGAGGGCGTTGACATGAACGGTCTCAGAGACCTGGGTGATAAACTGAAAGAGCAGCTTGGCGAAGGTGTTGTCCTTCTTGCAGCAGTAAACGACGGCAAGGTTAATCTTCTTGCAATGGCAACGGATGCAGCTCAGAAAGCAGGCGCTCATGCAGGAAACCTGATCAAAGCTGTGGCAGCGATCGTTGGCGGTGGCGGCGGCGGACGTCCGAACATGGCACAGGCCGGCGGAAAGAATCCGGAAAAGGCTCAGGAAGCTATGGACGCAGCAGCAGGAATCCTTGAAAAACAGCTCACAAAATAACAAAGTTGTGCGTGATTTACAATTTTGACATTTTTTTCATAAAAATCGAAAAAGATGTTGACGAAACCACATGTTATGCTATATAATAACACTCGTGCAAGAAAAATACCCAGACAGTTGTATTTTAGCACAATCTACAACTGGAGGGAGGTTAGGTGTGAGTCTATGTCAAACGTTATCGTAAAAGAGAACGAGACTTTAGATAGCGCTCTTCGCAGATTCAAGAGAAGCTGTGCTAAGGCGGGAATCCAGCAGGAAATCCGTAAGAGAGAGCATTACGAGAAGCCAAGCGTTCGTCGTAAGAAAAAATCTGAAGCCGCAAGAAAACGTAAATATAATTAATTGTGCGCAAAAATCCCTGGCTGTATGGTCAGGGATTTTTAATTAAATAGAAACAGGAACGTTTGACGAAGGAAAGAAATATGAATTTGTTTATTAAACTGATTATCAAACCATTGCGATCGCTCCTTAAATTATTATTTAATCGAATTTTTTATGTAGCTCTGGCTCTTGTTGTGCAGCTGGCATGGCTGCTGATCGCCCTTTTCCGGCTTATGGAATACTCCAGATGGGTGACGATCGGAATGCAGGCCATAGGTTTTCTGGTTGTTCTGTGGATCGTAAATAAAAAGATCAATCCATCTTATAAGCTCGCCTGGACGATGCTGATCCTTATTTTTCCGGTATTTGGTGTTTCCCTGTACCTTCTTTTCGGTAAGTCACGGATCGGCGCTGTAATGGAGCAGCATTATCAGAATCTTATTGATGAAACTGCTGAATACCTGGAAGGCTCAGAGCTCACAAGAAAACGTTTAAACGAAGACGACCGTTCCATGAGGATCCAGTCGGATTACATCTGGCAGTATTCAAGATATCCGGTTCACGAGAATACCACAGCAGAGTATTTTCAGGTAGGAGATGATATGTTTCCGGTTCTGGTGCATGAACTGGAGCAGGCAAAGCATTTTATTTTTATCGAATATTTTATCATAAATGACGGGGTAATGTGGCAGACGATCCTTAATATCCTTGAAAAAAAGGCTAAAGAAGGAGTGGATGTCCGACTGATCTATGACGGCTTCGGCTGCCTTACCACATTGCCATACAAGTATGATCAGGAGATGCGCCGGCGGGGGATCAAATGCGAAGTATTCAACCGGTTCCGTCCGATCCTTAATATTATCCAGAATAACCGCGACCACCGTAAGATCTGTGTGATCGATGGCTGGACCGGTTTTACCGGCGGCATCAACCTGGCTGACGAATATATCAATCAGCGAAAACGGTTTGGTCACTGGAAGGATACAGCCGTTATGCTGAAAGGAGAAGGCGTCTGGAATATGACAGCTATGTTCCTGTATATGTGGGGAATCGTTACCAGAACAGATACTTCTCTTGATTTCGGAAATTATGTTCCGCACAGGTGGCACCCCAACGATTTTCCGGGAAGCGGTTATGTCCAGCCATTCTGTGATTCCCCCCTGGACGATGAGATCGTAGGAGAGAACGTTTATCTTAATATTATCAATCGCGCCAAAAACTATGTTTATATCTGCACACCATATCTGATCATAGATAATGAGATGATGACCGCCCTGTGCCTCGCTGCAAAAAGCGGTGTGGATGTCCGGATCATGACACCAGGTATCCCGGACAAAAAAATGGTCTTCCTGCTGACACAGTCTTATTATAAGCAGCTTCTGGAAGCAGGTGTAAAGATCTACGAATACCAGCCGGGATTTTTACATGCAAAATCTTTTGTCTGTGATGACAAAGTAGGCGTCGTAGGAACCATAAATCTGGATTACCGAAGCCTTTATCTGCATTTTGAAGATGGTGTCTGGATGTATAAGAATGATGTGATCCTGGACATCCGGGATGATTTTACAGAAACCCTGGAGTACTGTGATCCCATTGATCTGGCATTCTGCCAGAAGAGAAATATTGTGGTACGTGCCATTCAGAACGTACTGAGAGTTTTTGCACCGCTATTATAAAAACTCTTTGACAGACAACTGTAAATTCTGTATGATATATCAGACGGGAGTTCAATGCTCCCGTCTGATATTGTCTAAAGAAAAATAATTTATAGATACATATGAAATTTTTAATTATTGGAGGAATTGATTTGAGCCAGAACAAAGAAACAGAGATCCAGCTTCAGTACATTGAAAAATGTAAAGAGCTTCTTGCCAAAAGCAGTACGAAACATCCCACCTTCCACATCCAGAACGAAGGATGCCAGATGAACTCCATCCAGACAGAGTCTATTGCGGCCATCATGGAAAAAATGGGATATGAAATGGTAGATACCGAGGATGCTGATGCAGTTGTATTTAACACCTGCACAGTCCGGGAAAATGCCAATCAGAAGATTTATGGACATCTTGGACATTTAAAGAGCATCAAACGGGATCACCCGGATATGAAGATCGTACTGTTCGGATGTATGATGCAGGAGCATCACGTAGTAGAAAAGATCCGCAAGGATTATAAATATGTAAATCTTGTATTCGGAACCCATAATATCCATAAATTCCCGGAGCTTTTTTACCGGACGCTGCAGACCGACGACCAGATCATTGATATCTGGAAGGAATCCGATGAAATCGTAGAGGGCATGCCAACTTCCCGCAAATACTCCTTCAAAACAGGAGTCAGCGTAATGTTTGGCTGCAATAACTTCTGCAGCTACTGCATCGTTCCTTATGTCCGCGGCCGCGAAAAGAGCCGCGAGCCACAGGCCATCATCCGCGAGATCGAGGAACTGGTCGCAGATGGCGTTACTGAGATCATGCTTCTTGGTCAGAATGTAAACTCCTACGGAAAAACTCTGGAAACACCGATAACCTTTGCAGAACTTCTGAAAGAAGTGGAAAAGATCGAAGGGCTGAAGCGTATCCGTTTTATGACTTCCCATCCGAAGGACCTGTCCGATGAGCTGATCCAGACCATGGCAGAGAGCCAGAAGATCTGTCACCATCTGCATCTTCCGCTGCAGTCCGGAAGCAGCAGAGTCTTAAAGGAAATGAACCGCCGTTACGACAAGGAGAAATATCTGGAGCTGGTAGATAAGATCCGTAAGGCAATCCCGGATATTTCGCTGACAACAGATATCATGGTCGGATTTCCGGGAGAAACAGAAGAAGATTTCCAGGAAACACTGGATGTTGTAAGAAAAGCAAATTATGATACTGCCTTCACATTTATTTATTCCAAACGAAGCGGAACCCCTGCAGCCGGCATGGAAAATCAGGTGCCGGAGGATGTGGTAAAAGACCGTTTCAGCCGTCTTCTTACCCTGGTACAGGAAAAGGGCCGGGAAAATTCCTCCCGTTTCCAGGGAACCATTCAGGAAATCCTGGTAGAAGACGAAAACCGGGAGAAGGGTACTCTTACAGGTCGTACCCAGCATAATCTCTTGGTTCATTTCCCGGGAGAAAAAGATCTCATCGGCAAATATGTAAAAGTAAGCCTGGATACCTGCAAGGGATTCTATTATTTCGGACATATCGTGGAAGAGTAGAATTATAGCCAAGTCCCCACCCACTGCTTTTTGCTTTTCGCAACCCCGTTGGGGACTTACCTGATTCGGCTAATTATAAGTTTATATTGCCCGCTCATTGCCATTATCGGATGAGCGGGCTTTTTTATTATAAAAATACTGTTTCTATTGACAAATACCCCATGAGGGTATATATTATTCCATATATAGAGGATACCCTATGAGGGTATTTATAGGAAAGGAGAGACAGCCTATGTCTGAAAAGAAAGCCTGTCCCTGCTGTTGTGAAAAACACACTGCACGTTCAGAGGAGGAGAAAAAAAAGCTGATCAACCGTCTGAAACGTATTGAAGGCCAGATCAGAGGCATTATAGGAATGATGGAGAATGATGCCTACTGTAATGATATCCTGATTCAGTCCGCTGCAGTCAATGCTGCAGTGAATGCGTTCAACAAAGAGCTGCTTGCCAGCCACATCCGCACCTGCGTTGCCCGGGATATCCGGGAAGGTAAGGATGAGACCATTGATGAGCTGGTAGCAACCCTCCAGAAGCTGATGAAATAAAGGGACAAACTGGATTTTAGGAGGTACTGAAAGAAAATGGAACAATATAATGTAACTGGTATGAGCTGCGCCGCCTGCTCTGCCCGTGTGGAAAAAGCCGTATCGAAAGTTCCGGGGGTGAATAGCTGTTCCGTCAGTCTTCTGACCAACTCCATGGGAGTTGAGGGAACCGCTTCATCCGGCGAGATCATTGCCGCAGTGGAAGCCGCCGGATATGGTGCATCTTTAAAGGGCGGAGCTGCCGGAGCGAAGATTTCCATGTCTGCGGCAGAAGAAGCGCTGGAAGATCATGAAACTCCGATTCTAAAGAGACGTCTTATCACATCCGTAGGATTTTTGCTAGTGCTGATGTATTTCTCCATGGGGCACATGATGTGGGGATGGCCACTGCCGAAATGGTTTGACGGCAATCACGTAGCCATGGGACTGGTACAGCTGCTCCTGGCTGGTATCATCATGGTGATCAACCAGAAATTTTTCATCAATGGATTTAAGAGTCTGTGGCGCCGTTCCCCAAATATGGATACTCTGGTAGCTCTTGGCTCCATGGCATCCTTCCTGTGGAGCGTCTATGCACTGTTTGCCATGACAAGAGCACAGGCAGACGGAGATTCTGCTGCAGTTATGAATTACATGATGGATTTTTATTTTGAATCTGCAGCCATGATCCTGACACTGATCACCGTAGGAAAAATGCTGGAGGCCCGTTCTAAAGGAAAGACAACGGATGCGCTTAAAAGCCTTATGAAGCTGGCACCCAAAACTGCGGTCGTGGTACGAAAGGGACAGGAACTTACCGTTCCTATTGAGCAGGTTCAGAAAGGAGAAACCTTTGTCGTCCGCCCGGGAGAGAATATTCCGGTGGACGGAGTGATCCTGGAAGGAACCACCGCAGTCAATGAATCCGCACTGACCGGCGAGAGTATCCCGGTTGATAAAGAAACCGGAGATATGGTTTTTGCGGCAACTGTGAATCAGTCCGGATTTATCAAATGCGAAGCGACCAGAGTCGGAGAGGATACCACCCTTTCCCAGATCATCAAAATGGTCAGTGATGCGGCAGCCACCAAGGCACCGATCGCAAAGATCGCAGACCGTGTTTCCGGTGTGTTTGTACCGGCAGTGATCACAATCGCAGTGATCACAACGATCATCTGGATTCTTGCAGGACAGACTTTCGGTTATGCTCTGGCAAGGGGGATTTCCGTTCTAGTCATCAGCTGCCCCTGCGCACTTGGCCTTGCAACACCGGTTGCCATTATGGTCGGCAACGGTATGGGTGCCAAAAACGGAATCCTTTTCAAAACAGCCGTTTCTCTTGAGGAAGCAGGAAAAGTCCAGATCGTCGCACTGGATAAAACCGGAACCATTACAAGCGGTCAGCCGGAGGTAACAGATATTCTCCCGGCAGAGGGAATCACAGAAACAGAGCTTCTCACGCTAGCCTGTGCACTGGAGAAAAAAAGTGAACATCCACTGGCAAAGGCAGTTCTCAAAAAAGCCGAGGAAGAGAACCTTGCCACAGGTGAAGTAACCGGATTCCAGGCACTTCCGGGAAACGGACTTTCCGCTATACTTGGAAGTGACAAACTGACAGGCGGAAGCATGAAATTTATCAGCAGCCAGACAAAGGTTTCCGCAGACCTTAACAGGAGAGCCGAGCAGCTTGCAGAGCAGGGAAAAACGCCCCTTCTTTTCACACGAAACGGTAAACTTCTGGGAATCATCGCAGTTGCGGATGTGATCAAGGAAGACAGTCCCCGTGCAGTAAAAGAGCTTCAGAACATGGGAATCCGTGTAGTTATGCTTACCGGTGACAATGAGCGTACCGCAAAAGCCATCGGAGCTCAGGCAGGAGTTGACGATGTGATCGCAGGAGTTCTTCCGGATGGAAAAGAAAGTGTGATCCGCGCTCTGAAGGAGCAGGGAAAGGTTGCCATGGTCGGTGACGGTATCAACGACGCGCCGGCACTTACAAGAGCCGATATCGGAATTGCCATCGGTGCAGGAACAGATATTGCTATTGATGCGGCAGATATCGTTCTGATGAAGAGCCAGTTAAGCGATGTTCCAGCGGCAGTACGTTTAAGCCGCGCCACACTTCGGAATATCCATGAGAATCTTTTCTGGGCATTTTTCTACAATATAATCGGCATTCCCCTTGCAGCAGGTGTCTGGATCCCGCTTTTCGGATGGACCTTGAATCCAATGTTCGGAGCTGCGGCCATGAGTCTTTCCAGCTTCTGTGTTGTAACAAATGCACTGCGTCTGAATCTGTTTCAGATCCACAATGCAGCAAAAGACAAAGAAACCAAAAATCCGGTAACATTACACATCAGTCATGATGAAAATATAAAAGAAGAAAAGGAGAACAAAACAATGGTAAAGGTAACGGTCAATGTAGAAGGAATGATGTGCGGACACTGTGAGGCACACGTAAACAAAGCCATCCAGGCAGCTTTCGGAGCAGAAGACGTAGTTTCTTCCCACGAGAACGGAACAACTGTATTCTCTGTACCTGAGAAGGTTGACGAGGCAAAGGTTGAAGAAGTGATCAAGGAAGCCGGTTACGAGTTTAAGGGAATCACCCAGGAATAAACCGGATTTTTAAACCACATATTTGCCAAATGGCCAAAAGAAACAGTTCTGTAAAAGCGGAGCTGTTTCTTTTGTCTCATACAGAAAAATTTTTCCACTTCTATAAATCCGGCTAATATCTTTATAGTTTATTCTGAAAAAGCAGGATTATCCGCCAAATTGGTTTTTATTTTCAATTCTCTTATGCTATACTGATAGCGATTATGGATATAGGAACGATAACAGAAATCGTTAACATCATAGTAGTAGAGAGGAGCGCATTATGAGCGGATTTTTTGGAGTAGCATCGAAAGATGACTGTGTACTGGAGCTTTTTTACGGAGTGGATTACCATTCTCATCTGGGAACACGCCGCGGAGGTATGGCTGTTTACGGAGAACATGGATTTGACCGTGCCATCCACAACATTGAGAACACGCCTTTCCGTACAAAATTTGACGGAGATGTGGGTTCCATGAAGGGAAATATGGGAATCGGATGTATTTCTGATTATGAGCCTCAGCCCCTTCTGTTCAGTTCCAGGATCGGCAGCTTTGCCCTCACTTTTGTGGGAAAGATCAATAATTACGATGAACTTCTGCAGCAGCTGTATGATACGACCAAGGTACATTTTCAGGAGATGACCAACGGAACAGTCAATGTGACCGAACTGATTGCTGCACTGATCTGTGAAAAGGACAATTTTGTGGAAGGTATCCAGTACGTACAGGGACTGATCGACGGCTCCATGACTCTGCTTCTTATGACAAAAGACGGAATTTATGCAGCCCGTGACAAGATGGGCAGAACTCCTGTGGAAATTGGCCGCAAAGAAGGGTCATACTGTATTTCCTTTGAAAGTCATGCCTATATCAACCTTGGATACGAAGATTATAAAGAACTTGGCCCCGGAGAGATCGTATTCGTAACAGCAGACGAAGTCAAAACTCTGGTTGAGCCCGGAAAGAAAATGAAGATCTGTTCCTTCCTCTGGGTTTACTACGGATATCCGACAGCCTCTTATGAAGGTGTAAATGTAGAGGAGATGCGCTACCGCTGTGGAAGCATGCTTGCAAAGAGAGACGGCGATTCCGTGCACCCGGACATTGTAGCCGGTGTTCCGGATTCCGGCATTGCCCATGCCATCGGATACGCCAATGAATCCGGCATTCCTTACGCAAGACCATTCATTAAATATACACCAACCTGGCCCAGATCTTTTATGCCGACCAATCAGAACCAGCGTAACCTTATTGCCAAAATGAAACTGATCCCGGTACGTGCGCTGATCAAGGATAAAAAACTTCTTCTCATAGACGATTCCATCGTACGTGGCACCCAGCTCCGCGAGACAACCGAATTTCTGTACCGCAGCGGAGCCAAAGAGGTTCATGTCCGTCCTGCCTGCCCGCCAATCATGTACGGCTGCAAATATTTAAACTTCTCACGTTCCAAATCTGAGATGGAGCTGATCACCCGTCAGGTGATTGAGAAGAGAGAAGGCCCCAACTGTCCGCAGGAAGTTCTGGATGAATATGCAGATCCACATACAGAGAAATACGAGCAGATGGTACAGGATATCTGCAAGATGCAGAATTTTACAACTCTCCGTTATCACAGACTGGATGATCTTCTGGAATCCATTGGGATCGATCCTTGTAATGTATGCACATATTGTTTTAACGGTAAAGAATAAAAAATGTTTTGAAAATAGAGCTGCTGTTTCAGATGAGCCTCCTTAACTCCCGGTTGCATTTTGGATATCTGCGGCTTATAATAAATGCGGATATATCTTTTGTGATATATCCGCGTTTTTTATATCAGTTTTTTATGTCATGGGAAATTATTTCGTAATGTTCCAATGACAGAGTATCACAAAAAAATTTTCAGGAGTATAAACATGATTTTTCCTATAAAAGCCGTGATATTTGATGCAGACGGCGTCCTTCTGGATTCGCTCTCTGTTTGGAAGGAGCTTGGAAAACGATATATTACAGATCTGGGATATCAGCCGGTTGCGGAAATGGACGAAATCCTTTTTCCCATGAGTATGGAGCAGGGAGCGGACTGGCTGAAAAACAGGTTTACTCTTGCGTATTCCGAAGAAAAGATCGTGATGGATCTGAAATCCCGGATCCGTAAATACTATTTTGAAGAGGTCCCGGCAAAATCAGGTGCCAGAGAACTTCTTCAATGCCTTGCAGAACAGAAAATCCCGGCTGCGGTGGCAACCTCAAGCCCCAGGGAACATATCTGCCGGGCGCTGGAAAGAAACGGACTTCTTTCCTTTTTTGATAAAATCTATACCACCAGTGAGATCGGAGAAAGCAAACATTCTCCGAAGGTCTATCTTACAGCTGCAGAAGCACTGGGAACGGAGCCATCCCAGACGCTGGTTGTGGAGGATTCACTCTACGCGTTGCAGACTGCCGGAAATGCAGGATTTCTGACTGCCGGTATTTATGACGCATTAGGAGAACCGGATCAGGAACAGCTGAAAAAGGATGCCTATATCTACTGTCGGGATCTGACAGAGTTACAGAACCATATATTCACAGAAAACGGAGGAAACTAAAGATGAAAACAGCATTAACCATCGCAGGCAGCGATTCCAGCGGAGGAGCCGGGATCCAGGCCGATATTAAAACTATGATGGCAAACGGAGTATACGCCATGAGTGCCATCACCGCGCTGACTGCCCAGAACACCACCGGTGTCACAGCCATCCAGAATGCAACCGCAGAGTTCCTGGGTCAGGAGCTGGACTGTATTTTTACGGATATCTTTCCGGATGCAGTAAAGATCGGAATGGTTTCCGAAAGTGATCTGATCCATATGATCGCAGGAAAGCTCCGACAGTATCGGGCAAAAAATATCGTGGTGGATCCGGTTATGGTTGCCACAAGCGGTGCAAGACTGATCAATGAGGAGGCGGTGGATGTTCTGAAGGAAGAACTGTTTCCTCTTGCAGATCTTCTCACCCCCAATATCCCGGAAACCGAGGTGCTTACCGGACGGAAGATCAAAAGCGCCGATGATATGATCGAAGCTGCAAAACAGGTTTCCGAGCAGTATCACTGTGCAGTTCTCTGCAAGGGTGGACATAAGCTCAATGATGCCAATGATCTTCTCTATGTGAATGGAACATATCAGTGGTTTGAGGGAAAAAGGATCGACAATCCCAATACCCACGGAACAGGATGTACTCTTTCCTCGGCCATCACTTCCAACCTTGCAAAGGGATTTTCCATGGTGGAATCTGTAAACCGTGCCAAGGACTATATTTCCGGAGCCCTTGCTGCCATGCTGGATCTGGGAAAAGGAAGCGGCCCTATGGATCATGGCTTTGCGATAAAGAACAATTATACAGAGGAGGCATAAGATTATGACAGTTACAGAACGGATCACAGCTCTTCGAAAACAAATGAAGGAAAAGGGAATCGATGCTTATCTGGTTCCGACCGATGATTTTCATGGTTCTGAGTATGTTGGGGATTATTTTAAATGCAGAAAATACATCACCGGATTTACCGGTTCTGCCGGAACTGCCGTGATCATGCAGGACATGGCCGGACTCTGGACAGACGGAAGATATTTTATCCAGGCTGCACAGCAGTTAGAGGGAACTCCGGTTACTCTGTTTAAGATGGGAGAACCGGACGTACCAACGATCCACAAATTCCTGGAAGAAAATCTGAAAGAGGGAATGTGTCTCGGCTTCGATGGCCGTACCGTAAGCGCAGAAGAAGCAGAGACGCTAGAAAAAATCCTTCAGAAAAAACAGGTACATTTTTCTGTAAATGAGGATCTCATCGGAAATATCTGGAATGACCGTCCGGCACTTTCCTGTGAACCGGTAATGGAATTATCCGAAAAATGGGCCGGAAGATCCAGAGCAGACAAGATCCGTGAAATCCGCAGCAAACTGAAAGAGAAGGGCGCAGACCTCTTTATCCTCACTTCCCTTGATGACATTGCATGGCTTTTAAATATCCGCGGAAATGATATCCACTGTTGCCCGGTAGTTCTTTCGTATCTTGTGCTGGATGACAGTGAGCTCCGTCTTTTTGTCAATGAAAAAGCCTTTTCGGATTCTGTTAAGGAAGCACTTTCCAAAGACGGTATTGCTATTTATCCATATGATGATATTTACACCTATGTACAGACAATCCCCGAAGAGAAAAAGGTATTTCTTTCCAGAAACAATGTAAACAGCCGGCTGGTCAGCAGTATTCCAAAGTCGGTAACGATCCTGGACGGTGAAAATCTGACCCTTCTCCCAAAAGCCATCAAAAATGAAACCGAAGTCCAGAATGAAAAGACTGCCCACCTCAAAGATGGCGTTGCAATGGTGAAGTTTATCCACTGGCTGAAGAAGAATGTGGGAATGAAGGAGATCACCGAGCTTTCCGCTGCTGATAAGCTCTATGAATTCCGTTCCGTACAGGAGAATTTTCAGGGAAACAGCTTTGATCCCATCATTGCCTACGGTGCACATGGAGCCATTGTCCATTACAGTGCAACAGAAGAAACCAATATTCCACTGGAGCCAAAAGGGCTGGTTCTGATGGATACAGGCGGACATTATCTGGAGGGCACTACTGATATCACCCGCACCGTTGTACTTGGCCCGGTTACTGAAAAAGAAAAAAAATATTTCACAGCAGTACTCCGTGGACACCTGAACCTGGCAGCAGCAAAATTCCGTTACGGCTGTACCGGCCTGAATCTGGATGCCCTGGCTAGAGGACCTCTCTGGGCTATGGGAGAGGATTACAACCACGGAACCGGCCATGGCGTAGGATACCTTCTCAATGTACACGAAGGACCGCAGAGCTTCCGCTGGAAAAGCCCTGCCGAGCTTCCGGCTCCTGTTCTGGAAGAAGGGATGATCACCTCCGATGAACCGGGATATTATGCGGAAAATGAATTCGGCATCCGTCACGAAAATCTTGTAGTTTGCAAAAAAGCCGAAAAAACATCCTACGGCCAGTTTATGAAATTTGAGCCACTGACTCTGGTCCCATTTGATCTGGAAGGTATCGATCCGGAACAGATGGAAGCAGGAGAGCGCAAATTGCTCAATCAGTATCATGCCCTTGTATACGAAAAGATTTCTCCGTATCTGAATGAAGAAGAGCAATCCTGGTTAAAAAAGGCCACACAGGAAATATAACCCGGAATTCACCTTAATATTTCCTTCCGACAGATACCATAAGAAACGCAAAACCATTTCAGGGATAAGAATAAATCCAACCAGGGAGGTACTTAGCGCCTATGAAAACAGAAAATAGAATTGATCACTACATCGATCTCCACGCACATCTGGACGGCTGCATTACCACAGAGATAGCCAGAAAACTTGCCGCATTGCAGCAGATCACGCTTCCGGCTGCCACAGATGAAGAGCTTCTTTCTCTCCTTTCTGTGCCGGATACCTGCGAAAATCTCAATGATTTTCTGAAATGCTTTGACCTGCCTCTTTCTCTTCTTCAGACAGAAGAGGCATTGGAAGAGGCTGTTTATCTTATCCTTTCTGAAATGAAAGAAGACGGTGTGATCTACGCAGAACTTCGTTTTGCCCCACAGCTCCATACACAGAAGGAAATGACTCAGGAAACAGCGATCCATGCTGCATTACGTGGTCTGAAAAGAGCTCCCATCCCCGGTAATCTGATCTTATGCTGTATGCGCGGTGATCTTAACCAGAAAGAAAATCTGGAAACTCTGGAGCTGGCAAAAAAATATCTTGTTGAAGATGGTGGCGTGGTTGCTATCGATCTTGCAGGAGCCGAGGCACTCTTTCCAACAGAAAATTACGAGGCGCTTTTTGCAAAAGCAAGAGAATATCAGGTTCCATTTACCATCCATGCAGGCGAGGCCGGAAATGCAGAGGATGTAAAAACAGCTGTCCATATGGGGGCAGTCAGGATCGGTCATGGTGTGAGGATCGCGGGAAATAAGGAAGTGATACAGCTTGTAAAGGATAAGGGGGTTTTTCTGGAAATGTGCCCTACAAGCAATCGCCAGACAAAAGCTATGGAAGAAATGTCTGCTTATCCGCTGAAAGCATTTCTCGAAATGGGCCTTAAGGTAACCTTAAATACCGATGATCCGGCGATTGAAAGAACAACCCTTTCCCGGGAATTCCGATATATGGAATCTCTGTTAGATCTTACCCAGGAGCAGAAAAGGCTGCTGCTTCTGAATTCTGTGGAGGCAGCCTTTACTTCCAGGAACAGAAAATGGAAACTGAAAGAACAGCTTCTTTTCTGAACTGTATGAAAACTATCAGGCAAAAGGATAGCCCTGGACACCAATTTTGAACTGGAGCATGAAGATATAAGCCGTTTTTTTATTTCCGGGAAGGGCACTGCACTGTCGCATGTATTGGAATGATCATAAAGAATAAACAGGACATCCGGATAGAAAATTTCTCATTACCCCATCTTGAACCCAAAATCCTTTTATGATAGAATTGAAAAATTATGTTGAGACGATACGAATTAACCGATGAAGAATGGATCCGTATAGCTTCATTACTGCCGCCTGAAAATTCTGGAAAACAGGGATGCCCACAAAAATGCAGCCGGACAATTCTGAATGGAATTGTTTGGATTGCTCGTAGCGGAGCTCCATGGCGAGACCTTCCAGAACGTTATGGCTCCTGGCAAACGGTTTATTCCCGTTTCCGTAAATGGATTGAAGACGGCACCCTTGATAATATTTTTCGTGTTTTGAGCTTAGAAGCCGAATTAACAGAACTGTCAATGGACGCTTCTATCGTCAAAGCTCATCAGCATAGTGCTGGAGCAAAAAAAGGGGGCCTCCAAACGAAATCGGACACAGCCGTGGTGGAGCCAGCACAAAAATCCATGCAGTTGTAGATGCATACGGTTATCCGGTTTATTTTATGATCCGTAAAGGGCAGCGTAACGATATCAATTACGCAATCCCTTTGCTGGATCATGTCAATCTAGGAAATGAGAGTACAGCTAATTGAATGAATCGAAAGGCTGTACTTTTATTTTAACTATAAAAGTTCTGGACAGCTACACTATCTGTAAATTATAACATATTATGCATCAGCTGCGATACAGGTATTTCCACAACAGTTACAAAAAGATGGTGAACCGGACTGAATCCACCATCTTTTTTCATTATCTTCTGTTATTAATAACCTCTCTCGCCATATCTGCAAGTTCTCCGGCAGATAATTTTCCATCTATTTGCAGCAAATCATACTGGATGCCATCCTTATTCCAGTTAACGCTTTGAACCTGACTGACTTCAATCTGAGAAGCACTGTCATCGTAACTGAATACAACTTTTCCACTGGACTGGTCTTTTTTATCTTGTTCTGTCAATTCGTAATCATCTGATACCACTTTATTTATATAATGTACATAATACAAATTTGTTCCATTTACAGTGGCAATAATATCACCTGACGGAGTAAGTTTTGAGTTAAATTTCTGCTGTTCAAACAATACAACATCTCCATTCTTCTGATAATCAAAGGACACAGATTTAAAATTCTCAATTACATTTGCATTGCCATCCTTAAAACTGTTTTTTATAATATTGCCCTCTTTGAAGCAGTACCCGTTCTCAAAGGTATCAATCAATACCGGTCTATACCCAATATCCTTTGTAATCTGTTCTGACGTTGGAAGAGATGTATAATCAGCACGTGATGCAGATGAACCTGTCCACATTGAAATCTTTCCTGTTGCTGCCATAGCAGTAACTCCAATTGTAAGTGTTGCAGCTATCAACAAAGGTAATATTTTCTTTTTTGATCTCATAGTCGTTTGCTTCCTTTCTGTATCTGCGAAGTCAAGTTTTGCATAAACTCTCTGTCTGACATTCTCTGTATCAATATCAAGAGCATTGCAGGAAATATCTGCCTGTTTTTGTATTCCCAATTCTTTAAGCAAATTTTTTCTTCTCATAATTTTTCCTCCGCATCCGATAACATTTTTCTGAGTTTTCTTTTTCCTCTTGAAAGTCTGGTCTTAACTGTAGAAATATTAAGTCCCATTGCTTTTGAAATATCCTTGATTTTTTCATCAAATTTATACCGCCTTACAAAAATCTCGCTGTCAGGTTCGCCAAGGCTCATAACTGTTTCCCATACATAATTATTGTGAAAATTCTCTTCCATGAAATTTTTGCCATCTGACAGTTCAATATCTTCAAGAGATGTATGATCCATCTTTCTGTTTATCCGTTTCAGAGCAAAATTCCGGGCAACAGCAGCAAGATATGACCGTAATGTACCTTTCTGCAAATCTATCCTCCCGGTATTCTTCCAAAGTACAACAAACACATCTGCCACAATTTCTTCAATATCCTCTTTCGGCAGTGAATTGCCGGCCATATGATACAAAACAGTACTCAAATACGGCGTATAAATTCGGATTGCTTCATCTATTGAATTTTTTTCTCTGTTCCCGAGACGCTGCAAAAGTTCTGCTTCATCTGTCATATCAATCCTACTTTCTTTTTAATATTTTCAAAAATTAAAAGCTTTTAACCTTTACATTCTTATATATCCTGTCAAAGAGCAAAAAGTTTCAATTTTAGAAAATTATGATATTGATACACTATTTTACAACTTTTTTATAAAAAAATATCGTACAGGATTTCCTGATGTATAATGAATTTGGCATAAAACATTACAAAGGAAAGTGACCCTGTACGGCAAAAACATTATACAGCGAAAAAATACTGATAGGCAGACTTCAGCAATATTTTTTGATCTATTTTGAAACTTTTTCTGTTCCGACAGCAGATACCTTATTTCTGCTGATATTATCTATACTGAGCCGCACACAACGGTTCCAACTATCTGAATGGACACTGCTTTGTGAGAGTCATGCTCTGCGTACCTGTCTGGAATGGGGATAAAGTATCTCATCTTTCATTGCACATATACAGAGAAACTGGGTGAGAAAACAGGGAAAGCATATCGGATTGATCTAAGCAGTGTTTTGTTTTTGTCGCCTGTGAAGAGCAAGACAAAGAGAAGCTTGAGGAATATATTACGGAATTACATAAAAAATACAAACACAAACAGAACAGAGATTAAAAAAGTGGATATTTCGTTGGCAATGGAAGAGGCAACGGAAAAAAATACTTTTATGAGAACCGATTTCCTTTTCGATGCATCTAATTAGTGTAAAAGTAAACATGAGTAGTAATCCAGCTGGACAAAAGGAGAAGACAAAGTTATGACAAAAGATGTATTTATTAAGGAGGTCCGGGATGCAGAAGCCATGCTGTATCATATATCGAAGTCCATTCTGAAGAATGACTCTGATTGTGGGGATGCTGTGCAGGAAACAATTCTTAAGGCATATGAAAAACTTCCCACTTTAAAGAAAGAAAAATATTTCCGAACATGGATCACAAGGATATTGATCAATGAATGCAAAGGGATTCTTCGGAAAAGAAAAAATGTTATTCCATATGAAGAATATATGGACAATATGAAAATGACTGAGGAGGACAGATACAGTCATCTGTATATGGCGATTATGGAACTTCCGGAGGATCTGAGGGTTTTGGTAACATTGTATTATTTAGAAGGATTTTCATTGAAAGAGATCAGTGAGGCTCTGGATATTCCGGAAGGAACGATCAAAAGCAGACTTTCACGTGCAAGAGAGTTTTTGAAGGTGCAGTTATCCGAAGAAGAGAAAAGACCGGCAACTGGGAAAAACAGCAAGCAATTAAAGAGAATAACAGGAAAGGGGAAAATGTCATGTTAGAGAAGAAATGGAATAATATCGCACCGGAAGTACCACAGGATTTTCATAATAAATTTGAAGATACACTAAAACAGATTGAACAGGCGGATTCAGTTGATAAAAAATACAAAAGAAAAAAAATCAGTGGACGATTACTGATTGCAGCAGCAGTAATCTGTACTGGTATGGCTGTTACTGTGGCTGCAAAAGAGTTCTTTAAATGGAATGATTACCTGGTGAAAAGACTGGATCCATCGGAGGAACAGCAGGAGACACTGCAGGAATCAACTTATATTCAGAATATAGACCAGTCTGTAACACAAAATGGTGTGACGGTTACCCTGACAGATTCTATTCAGGATCAGGGATTCCTGTATGCTTTTTTTGAAGTGAAAACAGATGACAGTATTTCTATGACTGATCATACTTCTTTTGAGGAGATGACACATTTTAAGATCGATGGAAAAGAAGTATATGCAGTGGA